GAGAGCTCCCACCAAGATTTGAACTTGGGGTGGTGGATTCAAAGTCCACAGTGTTGACCAACTACACTATAGGAGCTGGGACTACTCTGTCAATAATTACATCCTTATCTTTAAACTCATTCATACATTTCATTGTTAAAAGTGAGACGGAAAAAAGACCAGCCGATGTGTTGGCCACTATCATGGGAATGATGGTAAAAAATATGGAGTAGATTAGACCCAATATACTCGCTAATATGTTAATACATAAGAATGTATAATTGAGTGCGTGCGTGTCCTTCGTTTTGTATACATGAACAACCTGAGGAACGAACATAACAGTGATGAGAATAGCACTTACCAATCCGATGGCATTTATGATGTCATCCATTACTTGAATTTAAAATGTAATGTTTAAGTAGGTATGATATCTTTTGTTATTCTGTTTGTCATCAGTCTGTTCATCATAGTAAACATGAAGTCAAAGTATCAGTATAAATGTTTCTTGTTGACGATGAAAGATGAAAAGTTGAGACAAGAAAGATTCTTCAAAAACCATGATTCCAGTATACCGATTGAAGTGATATACGGATCAGATACTAGAAATATAGAGACCGCTCGAGAATACGAGGACAAAATCAAACCAAAATATTTCAACAAGGCTGTAGAAATGCATTACAACTCAGATGTGATTAGACCAGATATCACATATTTCAATATGGGTGCTATCGGCTGTTTCATGGGTCACATGGAGTTTTACGATAGATGCTTCGATCAGGGTTTAAAATACGCTGTCATATTTGAAGATAACGTCATCGTAAAGTCAAACGAATTATACAAACAAATTCAAGATGTCATAGATAAAAAGGGTGATGACTTTGAAATGTGCTTCTTCCACTGTTTATCCAGACTTCCGTTCCACAACGAGGAGGAAGAAATCGAACGTGTAAAATGGATCTCAAGCACCAAATGCTACCTCGTTCACGTACCGAATATGAAAAAATACGTGAAACACTTCTTACCCATGGATAACCATGTAGATATGAAACACGAGGACATTATAGTGGAAGGTGCTCGAGTGTATTACAAAGATCTAAGAAACTATATGCGCGTAGACAGGTCCCATTCCAGCACAATAGGACATCGAGATCATGGAGAAGAAAGTTTCATCTCGAGACAATACAAAAGTGCCACAGTTGACGATGTGAAGTGGGGATATTGATCAAGGCTTATAGAATTAAAACGATACATTGTTATAAAAGATGGCGATTGACAAAACAATGAAAGATAAACTGACTGATTCTGAGAAGAAGAAAATCAAACAGGAAAATAAGGCTAAGGCGAACCCTGGTAAGGCTCAGGCTAAGAAGGAGAAAAATGACGCGTGCCGGGAGAAGCGAAAGGAAGAGGGAACTACTAAATCATTTTCTTAATCACAAACATTCGAAATCACAACTTTTACAATGAGGATCATCATTCTAAAAGCTGTTCCTAACGGGGCTCGAACCCGTGACCTTGGCGTTATAAGCACCACGCTCCAACCAACTGAGCTATAAGAACGGTGCAAATCGGTTATGTTACTAACCCATTGTATAACGGTGGGACTCACCCACATGAAACTTACGTGTGTAAACTTTAAGCTAATAAATAAAATGTAAACCTACATTAAATGGTAGCTGTTCTTCTGATTTGCTGCTGTTCATGTTTACTTTCTTCATCAGGAAGTAGTGCATTCGTCGCGGGTGTGATCCCTCGGACATCACCCCATTTCGAAAAGGGTTTCCAATTGAAGAAAGCGAAAATGTATCTTGACATTGCGAACGAGTTGAGGTTGTTGGGGATGGACATACCAGACCCTTTACTCGCGAGTGAAGATCTATCCCTGAAAAACAGCATGATTGATATCTACACAAAGATACAAGAGAAATCACCAACGCTTTGTGAATTACACACAGAATTCAGTTCTGATGAATTCAAAGAAAAACTGAAAGAGGTGAAGGAATATTATGAAGAAGAGGGTAGAGAAAGTATTTTAACCTTCGGTGGTATGAAGGACTGGAAAGAGTACGCCAGTAAATATTTAGAACCTACAGACGACATGAAGGAAAGTTACAAAAATGTCACACTCTCACAGTCTGAGAATTGTTCGTTAAGGAGCTTAGATGAAAATAAGATGTGTCTACCCTTCACCGACACTGACATAGCTGGTGCAGAAATGACTGACACGTGCACATTATTGAAAGAGATATTGGAACATAGTCCGACAGCTTTAGTTGACCTAATCCTGAAAGAAGCCAATACACCCGATACACCCGAAGCTAGTGAATGATGATTCCAAACTTCCTCGACATGAACTTTTCAACCTCCTTGAAAGATGGAAAACTCCAGAGATACCAACGTGACCAAAAACCAGCACTGTTGATACCACTCATTTTCCAATTTTCCTTGTCACTGAGGGTGACCCTCAACATTCGACTCTGAATCTTCTGGGGATTGCTCTCAATCATCGTGCTTTTGGGGATTTGACCCCCGTGACGTGACACATAGGAACGCATACGCGAAGGATTCTTGTGTTTGGTGTAGTCGGAATATCCACGCGCACCAAAGTCAACAGTCCTGCCGTCTTCTAATGTAGCCCTAAATTTCTTAAGAGAATTGGGGCTACGAGTAATCTTGACGTGCATACTTATAATACACTTTTAAAATAAATTTACATTTGACAACTTTTGCACCCGTAAGCTTCCTTCTTGGGGAGGAAGAAGAGATGCTCATCACCACGCTTGACGCGGTAGAGGTGGTCATACATGTGAAGTAGAGCTATGGTGAGAGCTAACGACCCCACGACAACACCCTTAACCTTACGAACTGTGAACGCATAAGCAACGATCACAGCAGCGATGATCATCTGGACAATAGTAAGTTTGGGAATGGTGGGCATCGAGAAACGAGTGGCAATGTTCTTGACTTCCCCGGTGGGCTCGGGCTCCAACTTTTCTTCGGTATAACCAGGCATTTTATTATCTACTGAGAAAATAATGTGGAGGCTCCTGTTGGTACCAACCCTAATGATCGCATATGATTTTTTGAAGCTCCCTATAGACACCCTATACTTCCAAAATCCGATGAGACCCCTGTCAGGGATGAGAAACACTTTCAGAGACATGTTATACTTCAACTCAGAGTGTTCAGTGAACAACTTTCCTGGTTTGATGTTGATAAAGTTTCACTTCGACAAGATCAAAGAAGAATTCGAAACTATTCACCCAACACTCGATAAAACATTTTACCATGACATCAGTCCATGGTTCGAGAAGAATGAGGAATATTACTTCTACAAGGTTGAGCATTTTCCAATTCTAAATAGTTTAGTGAAACAGATTCCATGTATACACACCAAAGTCGCCGCATTCGCCGTGAGTGAAGGACCGATGAGACTGTATCCACACAGAGCTGAGTCTAACTGTCTACTAAGATACCACATCACTATACAAGGTGGTGGTCTATGCACTTTGTATACTGAGGGGGGGGCACACCTTCATGAAGAGGGTGAAGACTTTATATTCGACCATTCCAGGTATCACGAACTCGCGAAAGAGGGCACCGGTAAACGGGTCGTTCTCATTTTAGATGTCAACAGGTGAGATGATTCCGACACACAGCTATGTATTTGTCACTTCCACCGATGAGCTCTAGGGTTTTATCGTCTACGATTCGTTTAGTGAAAGGACCCAAAGTTCCATCATTACAACGCATACATAGTGCTGAAAGTTTCGTCACCTCACACGCCATAGGAATACAGTCAATGAGTTCACCAAACTTCTGCTGAAAAGAATCAGTGTCGAGGCCAGCCAGAATCACACCTTTGTTGATAGAGAGACAACACTCGACAAACTGTTTGAGCTTAGGGAAGAATTGTGCCTCATCTATGGCTATAATATCAGCCCTATCAAACTCATCCCTATTCATAAGTTGAAACAGGTCATATACTTTGTGACAGTCGAATTGAACATTATCATGGGTTTTGAGGACTTCTTCGGGTGACCTGATATCTTTTGCGGAATTGACAACGATTATATTTTTACCAATGACTTTCAAACGCTTAAGTCTCCGAATAAGTTCAGAGGTTTTACCAGAAAACATATTCCCCATAACAATCGACAAACCCATCCCGACTGATTATTATTATCTTGTATTTTTTATATGGGAGAAATTCACAAAGCAACTTTTAAGGGTCACGTGGGGTACTACAACACTAGGACTGGTAGAGTCAGGTTTGGGAAATGCATCTACTCAAATATTGGGATGGCAATAAAATATCTCAATGAGAAGTAAGATGATTCGTCTAACAGTTGTCGTGGTAATGATGGTATTGATATCATCAGTGTTCACTTATTACTCATTGACCATGGTACGTGCACAGAACATCAATAAGCGGGGTAAGGAAGAGGAATCTGATATGGCAAAAGTTAAAGCCAGGGGAGATAGGGAGAAAGCCAAAAAAGCTGCAGATGAAGCCGCAGATGCAGAAAGAGCCGAAGCCGCAAGAGCCGAAGCCGCAAGAGCCGAAGCCGCAAGAGCCGAAGCCGCAAGAGCCGAAGCCGCAAGAGCCGAAGCCACAAGAGCCGAAGCCGCAAGAGCCGAAGCCGCAAGAGCCGTACCCGCAAGAGCCGAAGCCACAGTAACCCCAGCAGACACATCACTCGACCTTTCTACTAAACTAATGAAATACATGATAACTAAAGGTCCACCAGTGGACGGCGAATGCACTGGTGAGACTATCGGTGTCATCGAGTTGGAACCTGGAAGATTAAAGAACCATTTGAGAACGATAGAACTCCGTGGAGATTCTGCGTGTTGTGCACACATCGAAAATATGAATATTAATCAACTTGATGCAAAAATTGGTGAGCAAATTATCATGACGATGAAGAATGAGGATTTTCAAGGTAAAGTGATTTTGGGTTTAGGTGGTGATAGATGCCCTGATACAATGGATATTTCTTATAAAATATCTCAATGAGAAGTAAGATGCCTCTCAGCGATGCTGCCATTACCAAGAAGGTTGGGCAACTGCGTAAAACACAGGGTAAAATCTATGCACCCCTCAAATATTTCAGGGGACTTAGGACTCTCACGGGG